GATTCTCTATTTTCGTACCAGTTACCAGCGAGTAACTTAACAGCCAGTAACGCACCGTCTGGTACATCGCTGGCCGCGTCTCCATAACCAGCTACAACGGTTACTACAACGTCTTGATCGTAGCCCCGTACGTCTGATGGGTAGTCCACGTTATACGCTGGGCGTAGTCGCCCTACGTTAGAGTCTGTATCTACCACGTAGTTAGAGCTATCCCACGTCGTCACAACGTCGCTAGTATTAACATACGTAACGCTTGTAACGCTCTGTAATGGCGATACGGTTAGGATAAAGTCGCCGCCGTCATTTGGGAAGGTAGCAACCTTAAATTGCCACGTAGCCGTTATAAGCTGGCGGTTAGTTGCATTCTCGAAGTATGCTCTAGCCCCCGCAGATAATGAACCTAGCAGGGTATCATCGTCGCTGGTATCTACGCGTAACCAGTCTTTTAGTACGCTGGTCGTTACAGGCTCTACGCTGGGTGCTGCTGTTTGTTTTAAACTCATCGACGTACACCTCTTTTTCTAGTCGCTGTATTGCTTACGGGCTGCCTAGCTGCCAGCTCTGGTAACGCCTCAGCGTACCCTAACTGGATTAAAGCCTCTGCCTGCTCTTTAGGTACGTAATACCGTTTATTTATTTTTAGCGTATCAAAAGATCGCCGCATTAAAATTAACATAACTAAAGCTTAGCGGGGGCGGTAGCCCCCGCCTCGCGTATTCTTAACCGCTTAGGATGCGGCGTTTATCATAAGCTTCATAGCTTCAGGTAAAACTACTTTACCATCTACTCGGCGATAACTGCGAAAACCTACAGCACCAGCAGAAACAGCGTAAAGCTCGTTAAGTCGCTGGAATGAAGTACCCCCGCGGTCTGCGATATAGTAAGCGCGTTTAAAATCACCAAATAAACCCACCTTAGAAGATGGATCGTCTGATGGTACAGCCATGTCATAACTAGAGTAAATCGGATTACCTAGCAATCGGTCTGGCTCTGCAGCTGTCAGTGATGGCTGCCAGATAAAGTGGTCATTAGCATCTTGTAGCTTTCTGATGTCTTTAATACTGGCATCATTAAAGATAAATGACCCATTACGGCGGTATTGCCGCTTTAGGCTATATTGGAAGTCTAGCAAATCGTCAGCCGTCCACGTATTTAGCGTAGCTAGCGTATGCCCTGCTGAGGCTCCATTAACCGCGCCGGTAGGCTGCCCGCTGCCTGACCCCTTAATCATGGCTTCTTCCTCAAGCTCACCTAGCCTGCGGCCGAAAATTTCACCAATAAACGACGTTAGATTGAATACAGAGTCATTTAATAGCTCTTCTGACACTAAAATTAGGGTAGCACATTTGAAAGCTCCCAAAGAAGTCTGGCTGAAGACTGTATCTACTGGGCTTGTGGAACCTGATTCGGCGACCCACTCCGCTGCGCCTACGGTATCAACTACGCTGATATTACGATCACTGGTAGTAGTTACTACGGTCGATAGCTGCCGCATAATATTTGCGTCTTTTATCGTCTGGACGAGTACGCGGGAAAGCTCCGTTTCTGTTAGGTAGCCGCCCTCTGAATCCGTACCCTCTGTCAGTGTACGAGCTTCCTCGCCTACTAAAGAGTTAGACCCGTAACGCATATACTTATTGAATGCGTTTCTATACTCATCTGAGCATGCTCTATCTTGCTTAGTCATAGCCCTAGACGTAGATCGTGCCTCGCCTACATCGTCTTTAATAGACGCTTCGGCTCTAGTCTGCTTTTCTTGACGATCTACGGTAGCTGTAAAGCCGTCCACGTCTGCTTCTATACGGTCATATTTTTGCGTTTCCTCAGCTGATAGGTTACGACCCTCAGCGGAAGCTACGTCTAAAATATCGCGCATCTCTTTTATGAGCTTAGCCCTTAATTGCTTAAGCTCGGTTACTGTTTGTGACATTTACTGCCCCCTTTAATTTAATAAGTTACGACCCTAAACTGGGTCTATACTGATAGCATAAAAACCTTGTTTAGAGTCGCTTAGGCGTAAACTGATACAAGTTGTTAGGTACTGCCTCACTGAGTCGCATCGGCGTAAACAGTCTTTTAGTACCCCATAATAATATAACGCCTACACTTTTAGGCTATTGCTCGTTTTGCCAGCTATTTTTACGTAGATCGTGTAGCCTAATATCTAGTCTACGCCTGCGTAAATCGTCTGGCTTATCCTCTGGCATGCTGCGTAGGGCAATTTCCGTATCAGGGTAAGCTGGGAAAGAAACCGCAGAAATATCAAATAAATCTACGTCCTCGATATACCTTACGTTCTTACCCTCGCTACGCTCCCAGCGATCACTGCGCACAGTGAAACCGAAGCTCATAGCGTCAATATCGCCGCGCTCGACTAGGGCTGCTAGATCACGACCTACGCTGGTATCTGGTAATTCGATACGAGTAAATAGCCCCTTTTCATCCTCTCGAAGCTCTAGCGTATTATTCTTAGTGCGTCCGATGATACGGGCTGGGTCATGCTCTACTAACGCCCTCACGTCTTGCCCCTCGGATAACGCCCGACTAAACGCACCAGGTACTATAACCTCGCTAAAGTTGCCTAAATCTGTAGGCGTATTAAAGATGCTAGCGTAGCCCTCTAACGTCCTTTTATCCTCATCCTTAAATCTTACCTCGCCCTGCTCGAAGTTTATCGCTCGTTTTTCGCTCACTGTATACCCCCTAGTAAATCGTCTGTAAATAACTCTACTGGCTGATCGGATTCTATCCACTTTTCGCTGACTCTAGCGAGTTTATCGCTGTATTTTTCGTCAGTCCAGCCCATTTCAGTAGCTATAGCCCCTAGTACGGGGTCTATAATTTCCATAAAAAGCGGCGGTAAATCATCACTCGCCCACTTTGCGCGCCATTCTGCGTAGTAATCGCCCTTACGTTTTAACGCGTTACGCTCTGCGTTTATCTGCAAGCGTTTAGCTCTGGCTAATGCGTCCTCTAGTAATGGTCTAGCCCATGCCCTGCCCTCGTCTTGCTCGATCTCTGTAGGGTCTGGCTCGTCTGATCCTATGGTGTCCATATTCATAGGCTGGGTAAACGCGTCGCCGCCCTCTACTGGGTTTAGATTCTCTAGGGCGCGTATCTCGTTTACCGATAGCCAGCCAGTCTCTTTAGCTATTTTATAACTATCGTATCTGGTCTTAGTATCGCCTCGTAATAGCCCGTCTACCTGAAATTCGCTAAATAGCGGCTCGTCATTTCTAAAGAGCTTACGGCTTACCTCAGTCTCGAAGCGTACCAGCCACGGTCGTAGCGTATAGGTTACGAACTCTATCGCTTGATGCTCGATATTGCTAAAAGTCGCAGCCTCCATCGAGGCTATTTTATGTGGGGGTACGTTATACCATCTGGCTATCTCGGTTATTTGAAACTTACGCGTAGCTAAAAACTCAGCATCGTTATTACTTACGCCGATATTTTGCCAAGACATACCCTCTTCTAGTATCGCTGTTTTTCCTACGTTAGAGCTACCGCCATACGTCTGCTGCCATGTATCCCGCAGCCTACCCGCTGCCTCTTGGCTTAGTCTATTAGGATGGCTTAGTACACCTGCTGGTCTAGCACTATTGCTGAAAAATGACGAGCCGAAACGCTCAGCAGCCAGCCCTAGACCGATGCAATTTTTAGCCAGCGTAATAGGGCTATAGCCAATAAGACCATCGAAGCCTAAGCCTGCGATATGAAAAACATCGTCAGCCATAAGGGTTATGTTCTCGTCTACGATGTATCGTACCGTACCGTCGCTATCCTGCTCTACTCTCATACGATCTGGGGTAATGGGCAACAGCTCGACTGGGTTACCTAAACCATCGCGTACGATCTCTGCGTAGCCGTTACCCCATGTTAAAACATGCCCCATAATCGTTTCTCTAAATGTGAAGCTAGTCATACGCCTATTGGGGGCGATGGCTAATAGCTTCGCTACGTCATGCTCGCGCTCTCTACGCTTACCCTCTGGTAATCGCTCGTAAGTATGCAGGGGTAAGCTGGCTACAGACTCCGCTATAAGCCGTACAGCTGCGTATACAGCCGAGTAGGTTAGGGCGGTAGTCGCGTTAACTGATATGCCAGCGGGCGTAGTGCCCCCCGTCAGGCTGTTAAATAGCCACGTAGTAGGCGTAGCTAGTGTAGCCCTATCTTCTTTTTTTCTAAATAGTCCGAAAATCATAATAAAGTAATCCCCCTATCGTCATAGACGCTGCCCGTTTCGTTACCCGCTGTAGCTCTAGCCAGCCCCATTACTAGGGCTACGATAGAGTCTATTTTTTCTGTACTCTTTTTCTTGCTTGGTTTAATGTTCGCCGCTGGATCAGTCTCGATAGCGCAGTTAGAAGCCATCCAACGTAATACAGGGTTACCGCCATGGTGCAAGTTACGCCCCATTACTAACGTCTCTAGCGTCTTACTGGGGCTGCTCATCGACCTATACCCCTGCCCAAATAGTGCGATAGTTACGCCCTCACCCT